CGACAATTTTGTGGTCAAACGATTCAGCGAAGTCTTGTAAATTTCCAAATTCAAATGAGTCTTTAGGGACGAGTCGATAGTCGATTCTGGTTTTCATATTTATTAATTGAATCCTACCCTTGGATTATTTCCTATAATTTCGTTAGGGATATAATCCTTAAATCGGTTTGCCTGTTGTGCAATGATTTTTTTGCGGTCAGCGTAATTCCCGCAAGCAGCACAAGGCAGACACCCTTTCTCTGGATTGAATAGAGGAATGGAAGAATACAATGGAACAACAGGATCATTTTTGAAAGGAGTGATGTATTTAAACGGGAAGCTAGTTACTTCTCTAGTTGCTGTTGTAATTGATGGCATATTAGCAAGGGTTTTGTGCAAGATATTGGTTTGCCGCACTACTTGCTGCATTTTCAGCAAGAATGCCAGCTTGGATTTTTGCATCAATTTGAGATATGCTAGAAAGAAAGCTCGCTGATGCTGTCGCAGAAATTGACTTACTTGGATTGGCAGTGCAATTGAGGCTAACTGTCCTATACTCTTTAGCCCACCAAGATTTCTGAGTTGTGTCAGCCTGTTCGTATGGACTTGGTAGAAGATCAACAGTGAGACTGGTTCCATCTTGAGAAATAACACATGATTTTACTTCTGGAGAATTAGGAACACCAGTGCTTCGCTCACTCCAAGGATCAATGAATATCCTCAATGATTCGACGCCAAACTCACCGCACCACTCGATAAGCATGGAGAATGCTTTATCAATGTCATTGGTCAGTTTTGATTCACAAGTAATAGACGATGATTTTCTGCTGGCACTTTCTGTTATCAGCCTGCGGTATTGAGTATTTAGAAAACCAAGACTTTCTATCTCGTCAGAAAAATCTGTATTGACCCACTGATAATCGTCAGTGACTGCCAATATTTTTGTTTCAAGAATATTTTGGTATGTCCCTTTTGATCCTCGATACGAAGCCTTCACATCCACAGTTCCGCCAATTTCACAAGCCTCAATTTCACCATACTGGAATTGCTTGAAATCAAGGCCATCCCCTAAAAGCCCAGTTTCCATCTGGCAGTAAATTCGATTGACTTTTTCAATGATTCCCCCATCTGGGTCTATGTCGAAATAGGTGTCCGCCCTGCGCTCAGTGAATGCCTCCCAGAGATGATTGTATGAGCCATCATTTGTTGCTGAGTAGTCAACAGAAAAATGGAAGCAACGAGGCGCGCCATTTACAACGCCAGAAATCCATTCTACGGGACGAGTTCCAGTCCACACACCACACCATGCTGGAATCTTTTGAGTTCCCCACTCTGCCGCTGGAGCATAATCAAGAACCATCGTAGCAGAGTTGCAAGGCTCCAGATAAGGCACAGAATAGAGAAGATAATTCTCAAATGTCATTGCGCAAATCTTGGATGTATCTCCAGCCATGTATGCTTTAATGCGAGCCATCTCAACATCTCGATAAAGCGACTCCGATGTAACATAGACTGACGCCGCAATGTCAGCAGATATTAGTCCACCTTGGGAATACCACCACATTTGCCCAGCTTGAAACGAAATAGATTTGCCAGCAACACAGCCAATCGTCGGATACAATGTCGTTTGGAAATTTATAGTAGTTACCCATTGAGTTCGATCATAGATTCCACTTGCCAGTGAGTATGTCGCACGATCAGTGAAAACGATTAACTTTGTGTCGTTATCCTGACCAATGTAATTCGTCATTCCAGTAACAACACGAGCAAATGCAAAGTCTCCACGGCCAGTCCCAGTCAGTCGTTCCGTGAATGAAGTTGGATCACCTAAATCAGATGCTAGAACGATGTTCTTTGATGCAACCCAAAGTCGATTTCCACTAAATGCCATCCAATATCCAACAGGAATTGAAGTTGTTTGGATGCCCGTTTGATTTGATCCATCCCAGTATGCAGGAGTAGAAATGCCATCTTGAATTACAACGATACGATGCGATGGAGTTACTGTGACATCACCACCAGTTGAAACCTGTGCTGTTTGTGTTGCTAGAGTGAAAACGAACTGGTCAACACTTGGGTCTAGCTTGATATTTTTGAGTCGATAATCTTCCCAGTTTTTCGGCTGAGTCAAAGGAAATGGCGAGTAGTAAACATTTCCGTTAACTGCGAACACTACAAACGGCAATTCATCAGCAACAGATGTTGTGCCATCTGGATTGTAGATTTGCGCTGGAATTGTTTTTGTAACTCCGTTTTGAACGATTGTGTCTGATGCGCTTGCTTGCTTGTTTGATGAGAAAAAGATTCCTCCTTGGAAATTTCCTTGAGGAAGCGAGAGACGCATTGAGTATCCCGGCCTAGTCTGAACAACTCCGCCACGAACAGCACAATTTACTGCCCACTTAATCTGGTTATCTGGCAATGCCCACGGATTCCTTACTGAGTTGACACCAAGAATCCAACCAGAAGAAACCTTTACTTCTCTTCCTGAAGTTATCTGTGCGCTTTTCATACTTGAGACATCTTATATTGTTCAAGACGAGAAATCAAAGCATTGCGATTTTCTGGAATTGAAGCTCTTGCTTTCCCAGCAATTGACATCTTAATTCTTGTTTCAATTGGAATTGTTCTTCCTTTTTTTGCTTGAGATAGTTTTGCCCTGTGTTCTAGGGATAATTTTCTTCCTTTACTTGCTAAAGAAATTTTTAATCCAATTTCAGGTGGCCTTTTTTTACCCTTCCAAGGATTGCCTTTTTTTAATTTTGATTGTCTTATTTTATTTTTTGTTTCCTCAGACATTACTCTGCCGCATTGCCCTTCTCCGCCATCAGTTAAATTTGTTAAATTTATTCCAGTTTTTCTAAAATTATCTATAATCAACTTTTCAGCATTATTGCAGTCTTCTTCTGAATTAAACCAATTTATAATTTGCATAATTGGTTCTTTATTAGTTTTCAGTATTGATCCAATCCAAAAACAGCAATGTGATTTTCTTAATTTATATTTTGCTGTATGAATATGCTGAATAATCCTTCTTTTTGGATTATTAGTTTTGCCGACATACCTAATCTCATTTGTTGATGGATGTCGTAAAAAATAAATACAATGTTGCATACTAGAACATTACTGGGTCCGCACCATCTCCCTCTGCGTAGCAAACGGAATTGATCTGTGGGACTGACATTGCATGACCATCAATACTCTCTTGCTGATTCTTGAGATAAGCAAAAGCAATCTGCCAATATCGAGCCGATTGATCAGCAAAATCTTTATCTTCCAAATCGCAAGCGTGAACAGCAGTGATGATTGCTCGCTCTTGCTCTAGCGGGATGAAGTCGTAGATGCTAGTGATGCTTGGAGTCTGGATGCGATAAGAAATCCTAGCCCATGCACAAGGCTTGCCAATGCGAATCCTGCGGTATTGAGGATTGACTTCAGATGGATGATATTGACCGATTAAAGTCATGTCATTACTGCGGCCATAATCGTAAGCGTAAAGCGACACATATCCTTCAGTAATTGGCTTATCGACTTGCGATACAGACTTCACAAATGTTGGCAATGTTACTGAATCAATAAAGAATGTTGATTCTACAGTCTCGCCAGTTGTCGTGTATGTCCTGCGTCCAGTAGTTGACGATGTGTTTTTGGCGTGTGCAAGCGTGTCGTAAAGCTCAAATGAATTATTATCTAGCCTGCGAGCGTAGTATGTCGTTCCAGAAGTCAATCCAGTTGGCAATACATCACCTTCTTTGGCGCGAGGAACAACGGCATCACCAGTATTGAAGTGAGCTTGGTCAGCATCAATGCTCGTAGATGGGGAGACATTGAATGTGCGAATAATGTCTACACTTAACTGACCAATCCCCGGAGTCGTTAAAACTTGTAATGTAGAACCGAGATAAACCTTGAACGATTTTCCTTCTAACTTGATTGTATAATCAGTAGAGGCAAGAAGTGGAGATGGAAGCGTATTTGTTGTAGAGAATCGCACAATCTCGTCTTCGTTCAGATACTCAATCTCGCTTGGGATAAT